GAGATACTGATCGGTCTCGTGGGCTCGGAGATGTGTATAAGAGACAGATCAGGTCTTTCAGTCCGATTTGATGCGCCAGAAACTGGACGGCATCACCCAGACCTGCACCACAGCCCAAGAGACGGCCTACAAGCTGGCCCGGGACGAGCAATACAATATCTTTTCCTTCGGCGCAAACTGGGCTTTCTACGAGCTGGAACAGGCCGCAGGCGTGACGTTCGGGCTGACCCTGTACAACACCGAAGCGGTCAAGCTCCTGCTGAAGGAGAACCCCCGCATGGTGCCAAACAAGCGCATCAAGAGCGAAAGCAACCGCACCTATGATGCCCGGGTGTTCAACCGCTACGTCATGCAGGGCATCGTGCAAGGCAAGAGCGTCCACGACATCGCCGTGCAGGCCGTAAACGGCATGGCTGACACGGAAATACACTGGGCCATGAACAACGCCATCACAGCCCTTACCAGCGCCCAGAATGCCGGGGCTTTGCAGCAGATGCGAAACGCCCAGGCTTTGGGAATCGAGGTCAAAAAGCGGTGGAACTCCACCCACGACTACCGCACCCGTGAGATGCACCGCCTGCTTGACCAGCAGACGGCAGAGCTCGACGAGCCGTTCAAGGTCATGGGTTATGAGATTCAGCGCCCCGGCGACCCCAACGCAGCCCCGGAGATGGTTTACCACTGCCGCTGTGTGCTGTCCTCTGCTCTGGGCAGGTATCCCCGGCAAAACGCACGGCAAATCGACAACGTGCCTGTGGTCGAGGACAGTGGCAAGGTGGACGAAAAAGGCAGGCCTATTATGGTGCGGGTCAAAAAAACCACCACCGTCATGGACTACACCGAGTGGTATAAATCCAAGGGCGGCACAGAAGCCGAGCAAATGTGGTGGGAGGAAGAGAGAAAACGGAGAAAGGAGAGCGCAAAGCATGAAAAATAAGAAGTTTGGGATTGTCGTAATCAACGATGACTTTTTCTTGAACTTTTGCCGTGATTTTAAGCCCCCGTGCGGTTACATTAAGCCAAAACACGTGCGGCCTTCCTACGGAAATGGCGCAAAGCCGCATGGAGCACACAAACGCCTTATTAGGACAATGGAAGGATTCAGAAAATGAATGTCTTGACGTTGGGCAGAGCAGGAGGAAGAAGGAACGAGAATGAAGCATAAAAATAAGGCCCTGCCACCCGGCAGAGCCTAAAGGTCACAGACCTTTGATTTGGTTGAGCAGAGCCGCACGCAGGGCATCGGTTTCAGCGTCCGCTTGTGGCTTGTTCGGGTCATCCGGGATATATTCCAGTATATCGCCGGGCTGACAATGAAGCACCTCACAAATTTTGTCAAGCGCCCCAACGGGAAACTGCTTGATAGTGCCAAGACAGATTGCTGATATGGTAGGCGGTCTAATCCCAGTAGCTTCAGCGAGTTCCTTTTGGGTCATGTTTGCGTCTGCGAGCAAGGCCTTTAAGTGATAGCTTATCGACATTTCTAACACCTCTTTTCCTACATCTATAATACTACGCCATCCGTTAATAGTCAATACGCAAAACGTAAAAAATATTTTTGAAAATTACGGAAAACGTATTGACGAATTACGCAAGTCGTAGTATAATAGATGCATGGAAAGGAGGTCAGAGGTGCAAGGGAGCAAATACCGGGAGGTGATGCTCCGTGACTAGCAAGGAGTTTGCAAAGCTCACCAGAGCCGAGCAGTTGGCACGGTTTGACGCATATAAAAAAGCGGCCAGCGCTGGAACGCTGAACCGCTAAGACACAAGAAAGCAACCAGTCAAGAAGCCCCTTGCACCTCCATTTTATTTTTTTATAAGCGATTTGTCAAGTAAAATGTGAGGTTTTAGCAATGGAAACACCAAAAATCACGAAAGTGGAGCTTGAACTGGATGCTGTTTCTGGTGAACTCCGAGTAATGCACGACCTGTTGAACATCTTTGCCAACTGGTTTGAGGAAACGCACAAGACCGATATGATCAAGCGGGAGCGCACCAGCGAGCTTGTGAGCCAGATTTGGAGAGAAGCCCCGATGTACAACTCCATGCTGACGGCCCTGTTTGCATCCCTTACCGGTCTGGAAAAGGAAGTAGACGAAGTACTTAACTATCAAATTGCAGAACAAGAGGTAAACGCATGAGTAACATCCAGATTTTCAACTATCAGTCCAACGAAGTCCGCACCGTAGAGATGGGCGGCGAACCGTGGTTTGTCCTCAAGGACGTGTGCACAGTGCTGGGCATTTCCCACATCACGGACACCGCCAAGCGCATGGATGAGGATGAGGTCGGTCAGACCGAGGTCATCGACAGCATGGGTCGCAAGCAGTCCACCTACATCATCAATGAGAGCGGCCTGTACAACGTCATTCTCCGCAGCGACAAGCCGGAAGCCAAACCGTTCCGCAAATGGGTCACGTCCGAGGTGCTGCCCTCCATCCGCAAGAATGGCGGTTACATCGCCGGACAGGAGCAGCTCACCCCGGAAGAGCTGATGGCAAAGGCGCTGCTTGTGGCAAACAAGACCCTTGCAGACCGGGAAGCCCGCATCTGTGAGCTGACCGCACAGAACAGTCAGCTCACCGTAGAGAAGCAGATCATGCAGCCCAAGGCCGAGTATTTTGACGAGCTGGTTGACCGCAATCTGCTGACCAACTTTCGGGAGACCGCCAAGGAGCTGGGCATCAAGCCCAAAGCCTTTGTGGCATGGCTGCTGGAAAAGAAATTCCTTTACCGTGACCAGAAAGGCAAGCTGCTGCCCCGAGAGGACAAGAACAGCGGCCTGTTCGAGGTCAAGGAAGCCAAGAACGACAAGACCCAGTGGAGTGGCGTACAGACGCTTATCACTCCCAAAGGCCGAGAGACGTTCCGGCTGCTGTACCTGTAACTGAATAACCGACCCTGCCCCACACCGGGGCGGGGTTTTGTTATACATGGAGTAAACCATGAACTTTAACTACGACATCAAATTCACCGACAACACCCCGCAGCTGCATGAGGCGCTGGACTCGTGGGCGGAGCGGGTGCTGACCATCTGGGGCATGAAGGTGCAGGACTACGCCCGGCTGCTTGTGCCTACTGGCACGGCAGACAGCACGGGCATTGAGGGCTACGTGGGCGGCGCGCTCAAGCAGAGCCTGACCTACGCCGTAGACCTTGCCAAAAAGACCGTGATCATCGGGTCAAATCTCTTTTACAGCGTCTACGTTGAGCTTGGCACGGGCATCTTTGCCGAGAAGGGCAACGGACGCAAAACGCCGTGGGTATGGATGGACTTCAACGGCAAGTGGCACTTTACCCGGGGCATGGCGCCCCGCCCGTTTCTTCGCCCGGCGGTGGAAGAACACATTGACGAGCTGCGAGAGATCGCGGTGGAGGAAGGAAACAAGGAGGTTTAAGGATGACAAAGCTTGAAAGCTTGAGCGCGCAGCTTGAAGCTGCTGTGAAAATGCAGGCAAACGCAGAAAGGCTTTATCATAAGTCTGCCGAAAAAATTGAAAAACTCAAAATGCAGATGCTTGAGGTGAAGGAAAAGAACAGACCCAAGGCTGCAAAAGTCGAAGAGTTGTTTGCGGCTGGTGTTCAGGCACGCAAAGCGCTTCAGGAGATGTGTGATAACGCATACGGCGAGGGTAAAGCCAAAATTTCTGTTTTGGTTTATGTTCCGGCCGAAGCGCAGGACTATCTGACAGACACAGACTGTGAATTTTCGCTCTAAAACTAAATACTCAGCGGTTGGCGCACAGCGTCGGCCGCTTTTTTATGCCGCTTTAGCTCAGTCTGGCAGAGCACCGGACTTTTAATCCGGGGGCCGTGGGTTCAAGCCCCACAAGCGGCACCACACCGGCAGCACGTCCGGCAAATAAACCTTATTGCCAAGCATGGCAGCCCGAGCAAGGGCGGAAAGGACTATCACATGGCACTCAAAAGAGCTGACATCCGCACGATTCTGGAGAACCCCGAAACCTCCAACGATGACAAGGCCAAGGCCATTCTGGACGCCCTGCACAAGGAGACAGACGAGCTCAAGGACCAGCTGGATGCAGAAAAAACAGCCCGCACACAGGCCGAGAAAGAGCGGGACGAGGCCAACGGCGGCAAGCAGGCCGCTGAAAAGGCGCTGACCGACTACAAGGCCCAGCAGACCCAGAAGGACACCCGGGCCACAAAAGCAGCGGCGTACAAGCAGCTGCTGAAGGACAATGGCGTGCTGGAAAAGCACTTTGACCGCGTTGTAAAAATGACCGGCGCGGACATTGATGCTTTGGAGCTGGACGAGAACGGCAAGGTCAAGGACGCAAAGAAGTTCATGGACAGCCAGAAAGACGTATGGGGCGACTTTGTGGCTACAACCACGACCACCGGCGCAAAGGTGGACACCCCGCCCACCAACACCGGCTCCAAAATGACCAAAGACCAAATTTTTGCAATCAAGGACGCTGGCGAACGCCAGGCCGCGATTGCTGCAAATGCCGACCTTTTCACGGGCGGCGGAAAGGAATAACACATGGCAGCAAAAGAAAACCTTATCGTAACTACCGACATTACCGTCAACCCCCGAGAAATCGACTTCGTCACCCGCTTCCAGCGCAACTGGCAGCATCTGCGCGACATCATGGGCATCATGCGCCCCATCCGGATGCAGCCCGGCACTACCCTCAAGAGCAAGTACGCCGAGGGTACGCTTCAGAGCGGCACTGTTGCTGAGGGCGAGGAGATCCCCTATAGCAAGTTTACCGTCAAAGAAAAGGCCTATGCTGACATTACTGTCGAAAAGTTCGCAAAAGCCGTCTCTCTGGAAGCCATCAAGAAGTACGGCTACGATGTCGCCGTTCAGAAGACCGATGACGAGTTCCTGTACCAGCTGACCGCGAACGTCACCGACCGCTTCTATAAGTACCTGAACACCGGCACCCTGAAAGGCACCCCCAAGACCTTCCAGATGGCTCTGGCGATGGCAAAGGGCAGCGTTGAGGACAAGTTCAAGAACATGCACCGCACCGTCACCGGCGTCGTTGGCTTCGCCAACATTCTTGATGTGTACGAGTACCTGGGCGCGGCCAACATCACTGTCCAGAACCAGTTCGGCTTCCAGTACATCAAGGACTTCATGGGCTACAACACCATCTTCCTGCTTTCCAGCGGCGAAATCGCGCGTGGAAAGGTCATCGCAACCCCGGTGGACAACATCGTCCTGTACTATGTTGACCCCGCCGACAGCGACTTTTCCAAGGCCGGTCTGGTCTACACCACTGCGGGCGAGGCAAGCAACCTCATCGGCTTCCACACTCAGGGCAACTACCACACCGCAGTCTCTGAGAGCTTCGCCGTCATGGGCATGACCCTGTTCGCTGAGTATCTGGATGGCATCTCTGTTCAGACTATCACCCCGGGCGAGTAATCGCCCCTTTTGAGTAGGAGGCGCCCAATGACCGTCCCTGAGCTGTGCGCACTGACGCACAATTTCTTTGACCGGGCAGACGACCCCGTTGCCGGAGAGTTTGTCTTTGAGCCGGATACCGTTCCCGCCGGGGTAGTCCCGGGGCAGTATTTCCTCGTGTGCGGTTCTATCTTCAATGATGGCGTACACAAAGCTGGGGACGGTGATTTGATGACCGAGACCTTTAACGGCACGGTGCAGCCCATGCGTGTGCCGCCCGCTTTTGCGGCACTGGCCCAGAAAATCGACGCATACGACAAAGCACTCCCGGCCGGTGGCGTGTATGTGTCCCAGTCCTTTGCCGGGTGGTCCGGCACGATGGCTACAGGCACGGACGGCCTGCCCGCAGACGGCAAGACCAAATTCCGGGCCGAAATCAACCAGTGGAGGAAGATGTGACATGGTCAATTCGTTCGCTGCATCCACCGTGATGCAGAGCTTCACCAAAAAATACCGTTTTCAGACCCGCAGCTATGAGCCGGACGGCGTCGGCGGCTTTGTGTCCGGCTGGACGGACGGCCCGGAATTTGAGGCCGTGGAGCGCCACGATACCACCGTGGAGGCTCAGGTTGCAGAGCAGGCGGCTACAGCGTCCACCTATACGCTGCTGGTCAACACCGGTGTGCCTCTGGCTTTCCCGGACTACATCAAGCGGGTGAGCGACGGGCAGACCTTTCAGGTGACGAGTGCAGCCGATGAGGGCGGCGCTCCGAAAGAATCCGGCATGGGCCTGCGGGCCGTGAAGTGCAAAAAGGCGGTGCTGCCGTAATGGGGCCGTCTGAGAGCATCAATCGGGCGCTGAACGCTTTTTTCAACGGCTTTGGCATCCCGGGCTACCTGGAAGATAACATCCCTCCCGGCGCAGAACTGCCGTATCTGACCTATCAGCCGACAATTCCCGGCGGCTGGAATGAGTCCGGCACCTTCCACGCCCGGCTTTGGTACCCGAGTGCCAAAGGCCGGACGCCTATTTTACAGACCGAAGACAAGATAAGCGCAGCCCTTGCAGATGGCCTGACCATCGAATGCGGGGACGGCGCTATTCTTTTGCGCAAAGGCAGCCCGTGGGCGCAGCCACTCGACAACCCGCCCGAGGGCTATCTGTGCGAATACCTCAATTTTGAGCTTACACGGCTTGTCCCGTGAGAAAGGATTCTTTATGCCTGAAACTCTGGCAAAAAAGTTCGCGGTCAATGTGCTGACCCCGGATGCGTTCAAGAGCATCCCCAAAGGCTCCGGCAATCTGCTTTCCACATTCGACCTTTCCACCCCCAAAATCGACAGCACCAATGTCGTATGCGCCACGCAGGGCGGTGTGACCATCTCCTACAGCAACAGCATGGAGGATACGCTGGCCGACATCGACAACGCGCCCACCAACACCAAGCAGGGCAATGAGGTCACCGGAACCACCGCCACCATCGCCTTTACCACTCCCAACGCAAGCCCTGACGTGCTCAAGCTGGCCATCGGCACGGCTGACATCGACGCGGACGACCCCACCCATGTGGTTCCCCGCATCGAGGCTGCCCTGAAGGACTACAGGGAGCTGTACTGGGTTGGCCCTATGATCGGCGGCGGCTTTCTGGTTTGCAAAATTTTCAACGCCCTTTCTTCCGGCGGCCTGAGCCTCAAGACGGCTCACCGGGGCGGCGGCTCCATGCAGATCACCCTCACCGGCTACGCTGACCTGGAAAACCCCACTCGGGCCCCCATGGAATTTTACTCGATCGTCAAGGCCCCGACCGGGGACTAAGGAGGACATATGCGCAACATCATCGATCTCGACGGCACCGAATACCTCAAGCGCACCTATGAGTGTGCGCAGGCTTATAAAAAGTACGTGGCAGACTCCGGCGTGATGGACATTCTGGGCCGCGAGCCGGAGCTGACCGGCACGGAGACGGACGCAGAGCGGCTGGAAAAGCGCCGGGCGCAGGCCAACAAAAACGCTGTGGACATGACCAAGCTGCTTTACACGGACAAGGCAGACCTCACCCTCGGCATCCTGCCCCTGTTCGTGGTGCTGGACAAGGGCGAGGAGCAGCCTCCCACCCGGGTGCTGGCCTCTGCCATGAGCCGGGCGCTCCGGGACGTGGACTTCATGGATTTTTTTCAGTCCTTGATGTGATCGGCGCGGACGGCTACCGGCGGCTGGTATCCACCATCCGGCTGGATATGCTCCGGCTGCTGGGCAAGTCGTACATCATGGAGCATATCCGCGCCGAGGTGCGCAGGCATCAGGAGGCACAGCTTTTCCGGGACTATGTGGCCGACGCCATCGGGCAGTATCTCGGCATCCAGCCCCTTTACTCCGGGCTTGCATCCAGGCATTTCCCCCTGCTGCACACCAAAGAAGACACCCGCACGGCGGAGCAGATCACCGCCGAAAATGCAAAGGCTCTGGCAGAGCTGTGCGGAGGAGGTGAAACGCCCTGAATATCTTTAATCTGGAGGCGACTCTGTCGCTGGATGATTCTGCTTACCGGCAGAGCATCCAAAACGTGCAGAACAGCACCAAAAAAGCTGTCACGGAGCTGGGCTCCGAGTACAGCAAAGCGGCGCAGAAAGTCGCCGAACTGACAAAGCGGTACAACGAATCAGCTGAAAAGACCGGGCGCACCTCTGTGCAGACCAAGGAGCTGAAAGCTGCTCTGGCCTCTGCCCGGGCTGAACTGAAAGAGACCACCTCGGCCCTGAAATCAGCGAACATCGGCATGACGGAGTTTGGCGGTTCATCTGAGACCGCCAGCGGCTCTCTTACCGGAGCCATCACCAAAGCAAACCTGCTTACCGGGGTCATCTCCAAAGTAAGCTCCATGGCCCTGTCTGCGGCCAAGGATTTTATCCAGACCGGTATCCAGTATAACGCCCAGCTGGAAAGCTATACCACCGGCTTTACCAACATGCTGGGCAGTGCGGAGGCGGCCAAAGCGGCCATGGACGCTATTCAGGAGGATGCCGCTCGCACCCCATTTGATGTGGCGAGCCTGACACAGGCCAATCAGCTGCTCATCAGCGCCGGTGAAAACGCGGGTTATTCCCGCAAGGTCATCATGGCGCTGGGCGACGCTGTTTCGGCTACAGGCGGCGGCAATGCAGAGCTGTCCCGCATGTCAGCAAACTTGCAGCAGATCGCCAACGTGGGCAAGGCGTCCGCTATCGACATCAAGCAGTTTGCCTATGCGGGCATCAATATCTATCAGGTTTTGGCCGACTACACCGGAAAATCGGTGCAGGAAGTCCAGAAGATGACCATCAGCTATGATTTGCTGTCGCAGGCCCTGATCGCGGCCAGCGAGGAGGGCGGACGATACTACAACGCCATGGACACCCAAAGCCAGACCATGAATGGCCGGGTATCCACGTTGAAAGATAACGTGAGCCAGCTGGCGGGTCTTATGACAGGTGACTTGAGCAGCGGAATCGGCGTGGTCATCGGCAACCTGAACGATATGGTGGTGGCTGCGCAGGACGCTTACAAAAAGGATGGGTGGAAAGGTCTCGGCGAAGCGATTCTCGGTCTGGACAACCCGATCAGCACCATCATCAGCAGTTTTGGCAGGCTGGGTTCTGCGGCTGTAAGCGCTCTGGATAGAGCCAGTTACGCCCTAAACAAGGCCCTTGGCAAAACTGCCTACTCCGATTATGACAGCTACGAGGACTACCGCGCATCGACGGACCAGCAGAACTCCCGCGACCGCCGCAGGCAGGCAGCGCTAAATGGCGTTGGCATCAGCAACAAGAGCTGGTCTGAGCGGCAGGCTGAGCTTGCTGCTGCCGCTGGCTCCGGCGGCAGCTCAATCCCCACTGGTGGCAGCGGTGGGAGCTCTTCCGGCGGCAAGCCTGGCTCAAAGTCCACCACCGAAACGGTCATTTCGTCCATCTCCAGAACGGCTACGACTACCGCTCAGAACGCCCTCGGCACCGTGACCACCAGCATTCAGACTCTCACCGAAAAGGTCAAGGACAGCGCGGGCAGCATCAAAGACCGAATCACCGAGACCACCACCACGACCGGCAAGGAGATGGTCGATGGCATCGAGACCACCTATAAACAGGTGGAGACCAAGGTTAACGGCGTGGTGACCAAAACCACAAAGACGTACGACGATATGTCGAAAACGCTGGCGGCCACCCTGACCCGCACCACCAGCAAGGTAGAAGGCGGCGTGACCACCGCGATTCAGGAGGTCACGGAGAAGTACGCCGATGGCACCGAGCACATCAAGACCACCGAGACCAAGACTGAGGAGAGCATCGTCGATGGCGTGGCCCGGACCACCAAGACCATCAACACCTATATCGACGGTGTGCTCCAGAACACCAAGACCGACACCGAAGAGGCTGAAAAAAGCATCCAGGCTGCGCTTTCCCGCACCGAAAAGTATATCTCTGAGATTCAGGGACAGTCTGACAAAGGCATTTTCGGGCTGGTGAAGTCTCTCTTTACCGACATCAAGAACAAAGACGGCAAGGCCATCGCCGGAGATGTGGTAAAGGTCATTTTCGGGCAGGTGACGCAAGAGCAGCGCAACACCATCCTGAAATGGGCAGACGATGCAATGACTGCCATCAATGAGCACTACGCGCAGGGCGGCATTCAGGGGGCGCTGCAGAGCATTGCAGACCTCTTCAGTGACGGTATCACCCCGGCGGTCAACGGCTCCACCAAAGAAGTGCAGAGCTTTGCCGCCGCCATGAAGGGCCTTTCCGGCACCGGGGGCTCTGGCGGCATCGTCAGCAGCATCCTCAAGCTGTTCGGCGGCGGTACGAAGGCTGCGGCGGCTGCCGGTGAGGCCGGGGCAGGGCAGGCCATTGCGTCCGCGGCGAGCGGAGCGGCCTCCTTCTTCCCGGAGTGCTTGGCTGTGCTGGCCGCCATCGCAAATGGCGTTATCGGCTTCAAGATGGGCCAGAACGCCCGCGCCCGCGAGGATTCCGGCGAAGAGCGCTCTCTGGGAAGCAAGCTTCTCTCCGGCGCGCTTCTGGCGGCCACCGGCCCTATCGGCTGGATCAGCTACTTCTTTGGCAAAAAGTATGGCAAAAAGTCCTCGTCTTCGTCCGCTGCGGCAGAAAGCGCCTCGTCTGGCGCGCCGAGCTATCTGGACATTCAGGACGCCTACTGGTACGGCAACGAGCGGGCTTTTGCGGGCTACGACTACCGCAGCGACCCCTTTACCTACAACCCCAACAACAATTCCGTCCCCAAGTATCAGGCGGAGATACAGGCTCAGCTTGCAAAGCTGAGCACCGTAGTGGAGCAGTATCTGCCCGACGTGGCAAATCAGCAGATCGTGCTGGATGACGGTACCATTGTGGGTGCTCTCGCCCCCGGCATGAACGACCAGCTGGGCCATATCCAGATGCTTGCAGAAAGGGGCAACTGAGATGTACGAGATTTTTGCATATCCCTACGGTGACCCCGAAAACAAGCTGACCGTCTATCAGCCGGGCAACCGACAGGCTGTGGTGCTGTCGCCCAAGCTTACCCGCGAGGTGAGCAAGGGCGGCAGCCTTACTTTTACCATGCTGCGCACCCACCCCTGCTATGAATCCATGCAGAAGATGTCCACTGCTGTGGCGGTGCATCAGGACGGCAAGGAGATATGGCGAGGACGGGTGCTCAGCCACGAAGCCGACTGGCTCAACCGCCGAGTCATCTACTGCGAGGGGGCTCTCAGCTATTTCAATGACAGCTGCATTACCCCCTTTAACTACGAGGGCAAGCTAAGGGATTTTCTGGAATACCTCATCAAAGCCCACAACTCCCAGATCTCCGGCGGTGATGGCTACGAAGAGCAGACCGGCTACGACAAAATGAAAAAGTTTGAGCTGGGCAGGGTGACTGCCGCCCTCGGCGGCCTCGTGGTGAGCTACGGCGACCGCAACCAGTACGGCGTGGGCGAGGACTACGGCAGCACCTGGGACATCATCAGCAAAATGGTGCTCAAGACCTACGGCGGCTACGCTTACTGCACCTATAACTCCACCACCGGCATGAACGTGCTCAACTACTGCGACCAGGCATACGAGGCTGACCGGCAGACCGCCCAGAACATCGAATATGGCGTGAATCTGCTGGATTTTACCGAGAAGACCGACACCAACGACCTTTTTACCCGCATCTGGCCGATGGGCAACAAGCACACTGTCGAGGAGACCAAGACCCAATGGAAGTACAAATTTCTCTGGTTTAAGTGGGGCTCGACTACCGTGACGACCGGCACCCACGAAGAGCGCTACGGCATCAACGGCACGAGCCAGAGCGCCGTGGACAAGTACCTCCCGAAAAAAGGCTACAGCTGGAATCGGGAATACGGGTGGATACAGAACGACGAAGCCGTGAAAAAGTTTGGCGTGGTCTCCAAAATCAGGGAGTTTGACACGGACAGCAGCGACGCCACCTTTGCCGCAGCGGTGCAGGACCTGGAAAAGAACGACCTCATGACCATGAGCTATGAGGTCAAGGCCGTTGACCTTGTGGACGCGGGCTATGATACCGAGCGGCTGACCTTTGCCAGCTTTGCCCATATCATCAGCAAGCCCCACAGCATCGACGTGATCATGCTCTGCACCAAGCTGGTGGAGCCGCTCGACCACCCGGAAAAGAAGGAGTACACCTTTGGCATGACCCGGCGCACCCTCACCGACCGGGCCGTGGCAAATCTGGGCGTGACCAACGAACTCTCCGAAAAGACGGCATCCACCAGCCGGTATGCAGGCGCAACGCAGATAGACACCACGCAGGCGGGCAAGACGGCCAGCGATTTCATCGACTATGCCCCCGCCTCCGGCATGACCGTCGGCCACGCCAGCATCACGGCCAACATCCATTTCGGGACGGACGGCCTGACCTTCTCCGGCGTGAAAAACGGCACCGAGCTTCAAAGCTGGTCGGGCTCCACCTTTGCGGCCCAGACCACGAGCATAGACCTCTCCGGCTATGCGGCGGTGCTGCTCACCTACGACGGCGACGCCGCGGCGTGGGCTGCCGCCGGGGGCAGGGGCCGGGCCTTTGCGGTGCTGCCGGTGAACGGCAAGACCTACTCCATCCTCTTCCCCGGCGCTCTGGCCCAGCGACGGGACGTCACGGCGTCCAAAAGCGGCGTGACCTTTGGCAGCGGATACCGACAGACGGCGGCAGGCGCATGGGTGCAGGATGATACGGCCTGCCGCCCGGAGGCGCTGCAGGGCTTTATGTAAAGGAGCGTGATTTTTATGGGTAAGCTCATGGGGGCAAAAATCGGCTCTCTGCACACCTTGAATGACCTCGGCCTTTATCTGTTGGTGGGCAGCCCGCTCATCTCCAACGCAGAGCCGGACAAAAAGCTTGTGCAGGTGCCGGGCGGCGATTTCCTGCTCGACCTCACCCGGGCTGTGGACGGCAAAGTACACTACCTCCAGCGCACCATCCGGCTTGACCTCAAATGTAAGGCTCCGCCGGATGAGCGCCGCAAGGTGCAGAGCGCCCTCGAAAACGCCTTGCAGGGGCAGTGGCTGCGCTGCGTACTGGACGAAGACCCGGCCAACTTCTGGATGGGCCTGTGGATAGTGTCACCCCAGAGCAGAGACCGGCATACCGGCACATTTTCCATCACCGGCACCTGCAATCCCTACAAGTACAATGCCACCGCCTACGCGGGCGCAGACTGGCTGTGGGACGATTTTTATTTTGATGAGGACGTCATCTATGACGAGCCTACGGAGGTAAAGAGCCTGTGAACAAAACTTTCGAAGAAAACATCAACGACGTCCGCACGGCAAAGCGGGGCGTCGAGGTGCGGGAGGCTATGGCTGAGAGCCTTGAGTATGTGGAGGGCTTTGCCTCCACCGCCACCCAAAAGGCAGAAGAGGCCGCAGCCAGCGCCGGAGCTGCCGGCGCTGCCAAGGAAGCCGCCGCTGCTTCTTCCCGGACCGCAGAACAGCAGGCGGGCATTGCCACGCAGCGGGCCGAGACTGCCACGCAGCAGGCCGAGGCCGCCGAAAGCTCCAAAGCAGCCGCCGCAGAGTCCGCCAAGCGGGCAGAGCAGTTTGCCAAGGAGACCGAGGGCCGCGTCACCACTGACCCCACCCTGACCGTCTCGGGCGCTCCCGCTGACGCCAAAGCCACCGGTGACCGCATCAAAGCCATCAAAATCGTGACCGACAAGACCCTGACCGTCGCGAACGCCGCCGCGGACGCGGCGGCCACCGGCGTGCGCATCAAGCTGTTGGAGTTGGTGCAGGGCGTGGACGTGAGCGGCATCAGCTTTGTTTCGGCCTTTGACACGCTTGACGGCGTAGAGCTGACGGGTGTGTGGAACAAGGCGGCGAGCCGGGTGGAGTTTTAAAAGGAAGGAGGATTTTAATGCAGATCAAAAACTTAGCCATTGGCGATGGCTTTGTATACCTGATGGAAGGCAGCACAAAAGTCAAGTTTTACGCGCTGTCCCACAACTACGAGTCGAGGCTGAACGGCAAGGGACGGACACTGTTTTGTAGAGAGAGTCCGGCGGGGAGTGGAACACATACTACGTCCGCAAAAGAGGATTACAGAGTCGATAGCAATAATGAAGACGCCTGGTACAAAAATACCTATGTGAATAAGTTTTCCGGCGAAGTACGAAAATTGATTGGTATGACAAAATATATCGGTCAATATGTTCATATGACTTATACGCAGAGCGGCAATCCGACTGGCAACGCAGAAATTGATAGTAAAACATACGAATCAAGCTTTTTTCCCCTTTCGACAGCAGAAGTCGCGCTAAGGGCCTTCGCCGATGGCTCTGCGCTTTCCTCAGCCGCAATCAGCAGGATCGCCAGCATTCAAACCCGCTACGGAAGCGGTATTTGGACGAGAAGTCCATCTAGGGTCCTTACGGGTATTAACTCGACAGGCCTTCCGAAATACTACTATGCCAACAGCCAATACATATCCGGTGCAAGTGGCTCCAGTCTTTCGACTGCCGAAGGAACTCCCGGCAGTTCTTACGGCTACCTTCCCTGTTTCACCCTGCCGGAGACGCTGTACATCGACAAGGACGGCTTCGCCACGGAAAACCAGCCGCCGGAAGTGACTTCCGATGCAGGCGAGAGCGGCGCGGCGCTGGGCGAGAAGAACGAGCCGTTTGCACTGGCCTACACCGTGACCGACGGCGACGGAGACCCCATGACCATCACCGAAAAGGTGAACGGCGTGGCGCTGGCCGTCCGCGAGAACGTGGCCTCCGGCACCGAACTCACAGTACAGTGCCTGAGCGAGAAAGCCCTGTTCCAGCAGATCCTCAACGGGGAGAACACATTGGTGCTGGAAGTGGACGACGGCAAGACCACGACAGAGTGGACCGCTACCTTTACCAAAAATGTGACAAGCGCCGTCCTCTCGCTGGCCCAGCCCCTGACGGCGGACGACACCATTACGGTGGTTGCCATGACGTTGGAGGGAAGTTTCCCGGCAGATATGAGCCTCAGCGTGGAGCTGACCAATAACGCACGGGACGATGCCCCGGTGTGGGAGAACTGCACCGACATCCAGCGCGGCGAGAGCCGGGCCTTCGTACACCACGCCTTTACCAACAAGACCGCCGCCAAGGGAGCGGCCTTTAACTACAAGGTGACGATCACCCGGGGAGCTTCCGGCGTCGGAGGCAATATCACCATGATCGGAGGTGTCATCGGATGAGTCTTTGCAAGATGGATAAGAGCCTGAAAGAGCTCCACCGGAAGCTGGCAGATGAGCAGAAGCTCAGGGAGCTGCCCGGCCTCGTGGCGGAGATCGAGGACGCCCTGTGTGAGCAGGATATGGCATCACAGGAGCGGCAGGCGGCTATCGAGGACTCGCTGTGCGAGCTGGACGCCGCCGTCAACAAGTAAGGAGGATTTCAAAATGGACAAGATCTGGGCGAACCGGCTGGTCGCCGGCACGAAAACGTGGGCAGAGATGCCCGCACGCCGCCATGCCGGAGTCAAAGCGGAGCTGGCCAAGCGGGTGGCCGAGGGCGAGATCACAGCAGAGCGATACAAGGAGATCACGGGGGAGGACTACAATGAATAAGCTGCTGGAGCTGCTGGAAAAGCTGGTGCGGGCCATCTTTGGTCCGGGGGACAAGCAGGACACGGGCGAATCTGAGCCTGCGCCCCAAGCCCCCAAGGCAGAGGCTGTCACCGGCTGGGAGGGCGGCCCGCCCTACCGGTACATCGACGTGAGCCGGTGGCAGGGAATCATCAAAATGGAGGGTTGGGCGCAGGTAAAAGCGGCAGGCTACAAAGGCGCGATGCTGCGGGCCGTAGGGAACCGCAACGGTGTACCCTACATCGACCCCACCTTCGAGGACAACTATGCCAACGCAAAAGCGGCAGGGCTGGACGTAGGCGTGTACTACTACACTGACGCCTCCTGTGAGAAGCTGGCTGACGAAGAGCTGGCTGCACTGCGGCAGGCGCTGCGGGGCAAGGAGCTGACCATGCCGGTAGCGGTGGATCTGGAATCGCTGAATCTTGTCGGGATGCCCTATGGAGACTTATCCAATCTGGCAGCCTACCATCTGGAGCAGATCGAGAAGATGGGCTTCTTCGCCCAGCTCTACACCTACACGAGCTACGCCAACGCCCATCTGGATATGGCAAGGCTGTCAGGGCGGTGGGATGTATGGCTGGCTGACTACACAGGCAAGACCCCGAAGGTGCGGTTCAAGTACAACGCCCACCAACACACCAGCAAGGGCAGCGTGCCGGGCATCAACGGGCCGGTGGACCTCGACGTCACGACCGTCAACTACCCGAAAATTATCCGCAAGAAGGGCCTGACCCGTCTTCGGGAGGGCGCATGAGTGAAGCAATCATCGTAGCCATTATCACCGGCGGTCTGAGCCTGATCGGCGTGATCGTCTCCAACAACCACACCGCCCAGAGCATGGACGCCAAGCTGGACAAGCAGCAGGCGGTGACCGAAACAAAGCTGGAGGAGCTGACCCGGGAAGTCCGGGCGCACAACAACTTCGCCCGGCGTGTGCCGGTGCTCGAAGAGCAGATGAAGGTGGCAAACCACCGCATTGCAGACCTCGAAAAAGAGAGAGGAGAGTAATACATGGCAACGATCAATAACATTTTGGGCGTTATTCCCGCCCCGGTGGCGGCAGTTCTCATGCTGGGCGGCTTTATCTTTTACGCCCTGGGCTGCATCCGGCTGGGCTATGGCGCAGCGGTAAAGCCGCTGGTGCTGGACCTCATCGAGAGGGCCGAGCAGGAGATTCAGGGGACAAAGCGCGGCGCAGAGCGTAAGGCGTGGGTCGTCAAGATGCTCCGGGCCGCCCTCAGCGCCAGCAAATACGGTAGGCTCATCAGCTGGGCCATCACCGATGAGACCATCGGCAAGGTGATTCAATTTTTCTTTGACCGCATGAAGGCGGCCTTGCAAAATCAGTAAGGAGGTTATTATGGCAAGCACTACATACCGCCATATCGGTGACCTCACCGATATGTTCGCCGCACAAGAGCAATTTCGGCACGTCACGAAAATGGTTGAAATATGCAAAACCTGCACATTCGATTTGAAACATTGGTTAAAAACGGCCATTTTTACGAATGAGTTCAACTTTTCAAGCCCGAAAAGTTCAATTTGTCACCGTTTTGCCAGCATTGGCAATATGGTGCGCAACGCCGGACAGCTTCCGCAGCCCTTCTGGCTCGGTGCTGCCTGTGGCGGCGGCTCGCGTAGTGCTGCCCGCTGCGCTGCAAGGACTTGACCGACAGCAGATGACCGCAGCCATCAAAAACGCACCGCTTGGGAGGGTAGACCGTAAGATAGCCTTACTGCGGTACGTTGAGCGGCTCCCGCTGCCGGACATTGCGGAACAGACACATTACAGCCGGACGGCGGTAGGCTACCGGCTCAAAAGCATTGACAAAATGCTGGATACGTTGTAAAATAATGTCAACGAAATCCGCCCGGCCTCTCGAAGAAGCGCATTAGGGCGGATATTTGTACAACTGACCAGTCTCCCGCACATCCAGCGTGAGACGTAAAAACCCCCGGTGTTCCGTTTGGAGCACCGGGGGTTTTTTGTTTATTTGAGATATTCCCGCAGAGCCCGCAGGATGAGTTTCTCTGATGGATAGACCTCAAAGGCCTTGCCGCATATCACACACTTTTTTCTATCATGCGACTCACCCCTGCAAGTCGGTGATGGCAACACCGCAGGCATTTGCGATTTTTTCGAGGGTGTTTACTCTCGGGACAGCCTTCCCGGATTCCGCATATTGGATGGTTGCAGTGGACAGCCCGGTCTTTTCTGCCAGCGCCCGGATAGTCAGCCCGGCGTTTTCCCGAGCGGCCTTGATTTTTACGGCAGACACGCCGAGAGTCTTATAATCGGGTGACATATATCCGATTTGGAACATGCCCTGCTGCTGCAACGGCAATGCTTTGAGCGCAAAGCTGTTATCCACGTCCTCGAGGTCTACATCCTTCAGGACGTAAGCGCAGGCGTTGTCAAGCTCCGGAGTCATTTTGTGGAGCTTGTGCGCCAGCGTAATTTTCATCATCACGCCACGCACGGGAAACCTCGTAGCGTTGTCAAGGTCTGCCTGATTCACGCGGTCGGGGTTGCAGGCTTTATCCAGCAAACGGTACAGCTTGCCCAGATTTTGGATGGTGGTGTTTTCCATTTTGTCCTCCTAACATTCACTTGTTCAGCATGTCCATCACGGCGTTGTAATGGCTTTCGTATTCCTCGGCAACGGCAAGCTCTTTTCCGACTTTCGCTTTCTGATAAGCCCGCTCTTCGCCGTAAATCTCGTTCTCAATCGCATCGGGGATCTCAACGAATGCTTTCTGTTTTTTGCCATTGACCATCACATACACGCCGAATGCGTAATGCACGTTCTCCGGCCAACGACCGATCTGCTGCTTGTAGGCACCTGCCTTCATTTCCTTTCCATTCACCAGCAGGGAATTGATGGTGTACTGCCATTCGTGGCATAATACGGAGAACTCGTTGCCATCGCTCGAGATAGTTTTTTCGGTAATGACCTTTTTGTCAATGTCGAGTTCGATTTTTGCGCCGCGGGCGGTATTCCAAGAGTATTTCATTTTTTGTCCCTCCATCTGTGTTTCCTTTTGACACCATCATTATACCATAAAACTAATACAAGTGATACAGGCGAAGTCACCAGACTTTGCCTTATTTTTTTGTTTGTTTTGTGTCAGTTGTATCAGGTTTAAGCGGAGTTCAATCGAGTGTTTTTGTCCTTCGTTATGCGTTCGTTGCCTCTTGGCTCTCCTTAAAAAGATAAACTGGGCGCAAAGGGAGGGAAGCGCCATGTGGCACAAGTTTAACCCCAACCCCCACGGGAGCAGCGTCGGAGACTGTGCTGTGCGGGCGGTAGCAGCGGCCACCGGCAGGAGCTGGGAGCAAGCTTATATCAGCCTTGCGCTCACTGGTTACGCCCTCGGCGATATGCCCAGCGCCAACCGCACATGGGGCGCATACCTCCAAAAGCAGGGTTACAAGCGCCGCATGGTGGAAGCCGACTGCTCCACCTGTTACACCGTGGCAGATTTTGCCCGGGAGTACCCGCGCGGCGTGTATGTACTGGGCTGCTCCGGCCACGTTCTGGCCGTCATCGATGGCAAGTGGTGGGACAGCTGGGACAGCGGCGCGGAATGCCCGATCTACTACTGGTACAAGGAGGAGTAAACGATGCCTTACAATCCGTATGCGTATCAGATGCCGACATACTACGGCCAGCCAATGCCAGACAACCTCACTCAACTCAGGCAGGGAGTGGGCTATCAGTCTCCCATGATGCAGCAGCCGACAGCACAGACGGCACAGGCTACGCCCTCTATCATCTGGGTGCAGGGAGAAGAGGGCGCAAAAGCCTATATGGTCGCCGCAGGCAACAGCGTACTGCTGATGGACAGCGAAAACAGCGCTTTTTACATCAAGAGCACCGACGCCAGCGGGATGCCGCTGCCTCTCCGCGTCTTTGACTATAAGGAACGCACCACGGCGGCAAAAATGCCCCCTCAGACGGCGCAGCAGCCCGGCGGGGAGTTTGTCACCAGGGCAGAGTTTGACGCCCTGGCAGCCCGCTGTGCAGCACTGGAAAAGCAGGAGCCCACAAAAACCGAAACGGAGGTCAAGTGATCATGGCAAACCCTCTTTTTGATGCACTGGGCGGCGGCAAAGCATCCTCCATGGCCGGCCCTATGGGCCAGTTCGGCCAGATGATGCAGCAGTTCCAGCAGTTCAAGGCTAATTTTCAGGGCGATCCAAAGCAGGAGGTGCAAAAGCTCCTGCAATCCGGGCGGATGAGCCAAGACCAGCTCAACCAGCTTCAGACAATGGCTCAGCAGTTCCAGCAGTTTTTACACTAAGTCGTAACCGTGGCCACGGTCGAGATACACTTTTTATCAAAAATTTCGAAAGGAGTACAAAATGTCTCTTTCTTCTGACAACATCGGCTTGACTATGCCGGTGCAGCCCGCCAATACCAACAATGGCAACGGCTTTGGCTTTGGCGGCGATGGTTCGTGGTGGATCATCGTGCTCTTCCTTTTCATCTTCTGCGGCTGGGGCGGTAACTGGGGCGGCAATCGCGCCGGTGCCGGGACGTCCGGCGCCGGCGTCGTGGATGGCTACATCCTGACCAGCGACTTCGCCAACATCGAACGCAAGATCGATGGCGTAAACAACGGTATGTGTGACGGCTTCTACCAGCAGGCACAGCTCATCAACGGCGTCCAGCAGACCGTGAGTAACGGCTTCATGTCCGCCGAGATCAGCCGTGCAAATCAGCAGGCGGCATTCATGCAGCAGCTCTCTGCAATGCAGATGCAGCAGCAGAACTGCTGCTGTGAGACCCGGTCTGCTATCCAGGGCGTCAACTACAATCTGGCTACCCAGTCCTGCGAGACCCGGAACACCGTGCAGAACACCACCCGGGACATCATCGACAACCAGAACCAGAACGCCCGCGCCATCCTTGACGCCCTGACCGCACAGCGCATCGAGGCAAAGGACGCAAAGATCGCTGAGCAGGGTCAGCAGCTGTTTGCAGCACAGCTTGCGGCATCTCAGGCAGCCCAGAACGAAACGCTCAAGGCCTACATGAGCGGTCAACTGGCCTACTACAATCCGCGCCCCGTGCCCGCATTCCCGGTTCCTGCACCTTACCAGTACGGTAACTGCGGCACCGGTTGCGGCTGCAACGGTTGCGGCTAACCGAATAACGGCAACTGACTGCAAATTGTAGTCTGTTCAGCCCCTGAGCTGATTTTGCAAACCAGAGCGCCGGGGCAGTAGTCCCGGCGTTTTTTGATGAAAGGAGCCGATAAAATGGCCGAATTTAGCAACTCTAACACCGTCAGTGTGGCGGCGGGTGAAAACCTTCCCCTGACTGAGACCGCGGTAAAAGCCCCTGCCTGCATCATGCACCGTGAGGGCAGCGGCCTCGTGACCCTGCGCGGTCTTACCAATCAATGCAAAGCGCGCTTCAAGGTAAGCTTTGGCGGCAATATCGCCATTCCCACCGGCGGCACTGTGGGACCCATTTCCGTGGCGCTGGCTGTCGGCGGTGAGTCGCTGACCAGTGCGACAGCCATTGTCACCCCGGCGGCAGTCGAAAATTACTTCAATGTTTTCGTGGCCGCTTTCATCGAGGTGCCGCGCGGCTGCTGCGTGACCGTGGCGCTCAAAAACACCAGCACCCAGGCTGTCAGCATCGCCAACAGCAATCTGATCGTTGAACGGGTAGCGTAAGAAAGGAGATAAAATCATGCTGGATAAACTGAATCACCTGAAGGATGAGATGTGCGACGAGCTCATGGAGCTGACTGACAAAAAGAACCGATCCCCGGGCGATGTTGAGATGATCGGCGAGATCGTGGACATCATTCTGGACATCCACCGCATCGAGGACTACTGCGAGGGCGGCGAGTACAGCCGTACAGGCGAGTGGGAAGCTGACATGCGTGGATCCTTCAACCGCGACGCTGGAAACGGTTACAACCGGGGCAACAGCTATGCCAACCGAGGCCGTCACTATGTTCGTGGGCATTACTCCCGCACGGATGGCCGTGAGCGCATGATCTCTGACATCGAGGACATGATGCAGGACGCCACCGGTGCAGAGCGAGACGCTTACAAACGCGCGGCGGACATTCTGCGCAATGCATAAGTGAGGAGGGTGGCAAGTATGGACATCGACGAGATCAATGACCACATCCACAAACTGAAATGCGGATCCACTGACTGGCAGAGCGTGGAAAAGCTTGCCGCCCTCTGCACCGTGAGAAATGAGCTGGAAGAAAAGCAGGCACCGGCAGAAATGCAGACTCAAGCGCTGCCTCCCGCGTCGTACCCGGCGGCATACTCCACAAAAGCAAATCCGCAAAGCGAGTTCGTGGAAGCGGCCAGCGCTGCACCCTTTGGCGGCTTGATGGAAGTGCTTGATGAGCACATGAGCGCCATAAAGCTTGTATACCCGAAAGAGTATGAGCTGGTCATGCGGAAGATAACCGCATTGTAAAACGACACAAAATGTGTTATTTTTACATACCTGTCTCTTATACACATCTCCGAGCCCACGAGACCGATCAGTATCT